TTTAATGTTGAGTTTATTTTGTGATATTAAATAAATGGGAAAATATACTATACTTGAATCATTCAGTTGATATGCCGGGTCTTTGTCTACATATTCCATTTTACCCAAACAAATCAAACATTTCACACCTTGAAGCATAACTTGATACATTTGTGCTTCTCTGGGTATATCACCTGCTTTGGTTTTTTCTAAAACATGATTGGTGGAATACTTTCTCGTTTCAGTATAATCCAATAATACGGATAATTTTGATTTAACCATTTAATATATGTTTCGTTTATTTTTCGTTAATTTTTCGCTTAAGCGAAAAATTAACGAGAAGAGCTTCGCCGACCCACGGTTTTAAATCTTGGCTCTCTGAGCCAAGATTTAAAAGAGTTAGTCACCATTTAATATATTTCGCAGTATACTTATCACTTTTCAATTCTTCAAAATATCCCCATAATTCTTTTCTCCTCATTGTAATGTTTATATTTGTCATATTATTTTCAAACTCCATTATATCATCAATTAATTCATTTTTATTTTTACGACGTTTTGATATACCATAATAATCTGCTATTTTTTCCAAATTTTTTTTATTATATTTTTGATAATCCACACTATCTATTTCAAAATATTCATCGCTTCTTTTCTGCGATGGATTCCAAAAATCATGTATATCATCTTGCGTGATACCATCGGAATTATTACCATGAGAATCTTCAAACCATTTATTACTACTTAAAAATTCTTTTTCTCTTTCTCTCTCTTTTTCTAACAACAAATTATTTAATTCATCACGTATATCTTCATTGGTAAATTCTGGTTCTGATTTTGAAGCCTCTATCTCATACAATTCATACCCAATGTTATTCTTTTTATTCTTTTTATCCTTTTTAATATTTTTACACATATTTAAATCTGAATTTTCTCCCAACACCATATTAATATAAAAAAATAATTTATTTTTATACCAATAAACAAAAAAATCTTAATGACTAAATCAATATAAATGAGAGTTAATTGTATTTAATGATTTTTTTCCAAATTTTTTAACTCATTCAATAGCTTCATGAACGTCTAAAAGCGTGAAAATTATTTTATTTGTCATGCTAATATGTTTTCTCGCCTTAAAATTAGCAACACGTTCTACGTTTGCCAAAACAGTATCCCAGCCTTCCACGTCTTGACATAAATCTTTACTTTTTAGTACAAGGATTTTCAAATTTTCACTAATTTCTTCAATTATTTGAATTTTATTTTCCTGGTCCATAAACTCATATATTTTATCGAATAAATTATTTATTAATGTGACCAGATGACTTTTTTCAATCATATTTTGTTCGCATAATCCCACGAATAATGTACCCATGGCTCGCCTTTTTTCATTCGTTTTGTTTACCTGACAAAATTTATCGTAATCTTTGTCGGGATCAACATACTCAATGGTCTCGAAAATATCAAGAAATTCCTCAAATGTCTCCATACATATTTCCTTGTATATTGGATATTTTTCTGAAATTTCGTAATATAACTTTGAATACAATGAACTCCAAAAAGAATTGGTTGTCGCGGTTTCAAAGACTGAAAGTGCTACCTTTTTCTTATTCTCGTGGTCATCTTCGCCAATAGATGCCAATTTTTCCATTATCAAATCTCTCATTTCTTCATACGTATCTTTGGTCATTTTGTTCAAATCAGAACGTATCTGTGTAATCAATAATTCCAATCCTTCTTTTTTCGGCGCCAACTGTGTTTCTTCCCAATTACGTAAATGTGCCCAATTATCATCAGTATATTTCATTTTCATTTGCCCTTTATTTTTATGATTATTACCGTTTTGATATGAATGATTTGCCATGTTCCTCCCTTTATTTTTAAACACCGGTGTCTTATTATAAGATGGTGCTCCTACTTGACTTGCAATGTTTCTAATTGCATTTAAAGCATTCGAATCGAGTGGACCAACATCCTTATAAAATTCTACAGCTTGTATGTAAGCCAAAGGATAATTATTATTGATTCCTGCACTCATCATTCTATACAATGTAAATATATATTGAGATTACCTTTTAAATAGTTTACGTATTAACTTGTTTTTGTTTGAATTATTTATTGTTTTATTGATGCAAACCATCATTCGAAATATAAATCGATTTTTTTTTTGCTCTATTCTTTAAATTCATAAGTTAAATAAAAAGAAAGCAATTTAAATACAAAACCATTTAAATAATATAAATGTCAAGCTTAAAGAGAACAACCGAAAATTTTGAGGAAGACGACTGGGGTGGAGACAGTCGTGGTAGAGAAGAAGATAATAGCAGTGGAGGACTTAGAGAAGGAAAAGCTAAGGGTGTGGAAGACACACAATCATATATAATTCAAGATTGGGAAGACGAACACTTAAATTTGGATGAAAAATTAATAAGGGGTATCTATTCGGCGGGGTTCGAAAAACCTAGTCCGATACAAAGGAAAGCTTGTTATGCAATGATTCATGGCAAAAGAAGTCCAGAGAAAGTATTGGAAAAAGATGAACATTTATCCGATGTAATTGGTCAAGCACAATCAGGAACGGGAAAGACAGGATGTTTTGTCACCAGCGTCTTACAAATCATCAATGAAAAAGAACAAAAAATTCAGAGTCTTATTATGGCTCCTACTCGCGAATTAGCTAGTCAGATTAAAAAGAATGTTAAATTACTGGGAAATTATATGAATATTGATTGTGCTCTTCTTATTGGTGGAGAATCATTGGAAGAAAATAGAAGAAAACTTGAAAAAAATCCACACATTATTGTTGGTACACCTGGTCGTGTGCTAGATTGTTTCCGACGAAGATATATACCCACAGGATGTATAAATTTAATGGTATTGGATGAAGCCGACGAAATGCTGTCTCAGGGATTTAAAGAACAAATTTACGATATTTTCGAATTCCTACCAAAGGATGTAAGGGTTGGATTATTTAGTGCTACCATGCCTCCCGAATTGGAAGAACTTACACGTAAATTCTTACGTAAACCAATTAAAATTCTAGTCAAGGCAGATATGCTCACCTTAGAAGGAATCGCACAATATAAAGTACAATTATCGACCGATAAAATGAAACTTGATACCTTAATAGACATATTCGAAAATTTAAATATAAATCAATCCATTATTTATTGCAACAGCGTAGAAAGATGTGAAGACTTGTATTATGCAATGTTGGATCAGAAATTCCCCGTGAAATGCATCCATCGTAAATTAACACAAGCCGAAAGAACCGCAACACACGCTGGTTTTATTCGCGGCGAATTCCGTGTTCTCATCGCCACGGATATCTATGCTCGAGGAATTGACGTTCAGCAAGTACAATATGTGGTGAATTTTGATGTGCCTCGCAGTCCTCATACTTATTTACATCGTATTGGACGTTCTGGTAGGTGGGGTCGTAAAGGAATCGCGATTAACTTTGTAAATCGTCAAGATTATCAGAAAATTAAATCAATTGAGGAATATTATCACACAGAAGTTCAGGATATGCCAATGAATTATAATGACCATTTGAAATAAATACATTTGACATTTGATATTTGACATTTGAATAAATTAGCATAAATTTTTTTATTATTTTAGAAATTGTCACTAACATACTATGCGTATTTTTATATAAAGTAAAATAATTTTTTATATAAAATGATTGATATTAAAAATGTTTATGAGGAATTTCGTCTACCCATTGACTTTTGTAAAAATAAAACCAATACCGGTGAAAATTTATATAATGATTTAGAACTTCTAGACAATAAAGATAATTACGATTATGAAAATGATGATGAGAAAACCGAAGCCAATGAAGACGTATCGGAAAATGATAGCAAGGTAGAGTTAGATGAAGAAAATATTGAGAAAGTCTTAGAAAACACATTGCATGATATGGTTAATATGCGGAAAAATTATAAAAAAGGAGATCGTTCTATGAGTTTAGAAGAAATCAAAAAAAAAGAAATTGAAGCCAAAAATAAACTACAAAAAATATTAAAAAATAAAATTAAAGAAACTTTCTTCGGAAATAACAAAAAAAAACAAAAAGGTAATTCCTCACATATAAAAGGAACCCAAAATGACGAAATTGAAAATTTCTCTGTCTACAATACCCTTCTTAAACCTAAAAGTGACGTGGGAAAAGGCTGTTTATTACCTTGGAGCAGCCAATATACCACCGATGTAGGATTTTTAAGAGATTCGCAAAAATTATATTCTTCCATGTCGGATATACAATGCCAACCAGAGCTGGTTCAAAATACTTGGGATATGTGGCGCAACATTAAAAATGATAATTCTTTTTTGGTGAAATATAACTACGTTGATATATCTTTTTTAAAATGGATGAACAAATCTAGTCAATTACTATTCATTTTAACCATTTATAATATATCATCGCCTGTAATCAATTTATTATCGCCTCTTGCCATTTTTATTATGCCTTTTATCATTATGAAAATTATGAATGTGAAAATAAATTGGACCAATTACAAGGACATACTTAAAAAAGAATTAAAGAAAAAAGGTCTCGGACGTATGATTAGTGCATTAAAGGATGCTTCGTGGAATAAACGTATTTATTTGGCTTTCTGTATATTCATGTATGTCTTTAATATTTACCAAAATGTTCAATCCTGTAGACAATTCCACCGTAATATGAAAAATATGACCCATAATTATAACACTCTTCGTGATTATTGTGACCTTACCATCGGAAATATGAATTATTTTCTTTCCAAATCCGAAAACCTTGAGACCTATTCTATTTTTAACGAAAAACTCAAATATTATCGTGGGAAACTTGTAGACTTTCGCAAAAAAATTGCAGATATCTGTAATAAAAATCTTTCCCTGAAAACCGTGAAAGAAATCGGCACTATTATGAGAAATTTATATGATCTTTATGATGCCGAAGATATTGAAAAATTAATGCTTTACAGTGTCGGATTTAATGGCTATTTTGAAACTATCGCTGGTATTCGAGAAAATATGGATTCTGGTGCTCTAAAGACCATTACAATAGTGGAACACAATGAAAAAGAGAATTTTGAGAATGAGAATGAGAACAAAAAGAAGAAGAAAA